AGCGCGACTTCAGACAGAGAAGATTTAAGTAATATCATTTACAACATCTCTCCAATGCAAACTCCGTTTATGTCATCAATTGGAAAAAGAAGTATTAACAATGTTGTCTTTGATTGGCAAACAGAAGTATTAGCAACTCCAGTTGCTACAGGTGAGCTAGAAGGTTTTGAACTTTCAAGATCAGCTTCAGTTGCAACAACCAGAGTTAGCAATGTTGCTATGATTTCAAAAAGAGATGCAACTGTATCAGGCTCACAAGAGTCTTCAGACCCTGCTGGTAAGAGATCAGAAATGGCTCATCAACTAGCTATCATGTCTAAAGCTCTGAAGAGAGATATGGAAGAAGCTCTTTGTCAAAATGGTGCAAAAACAACTGGTAGTGCATCAGTTGCTCGTGTAACAGGTGGTTTTGAATCATGGATCACATCTAACGACTCAAGAGGTTCTGGTGGAGCTTCTACAGGTGGTGGAGCTGCTCCAACAGACGGAACTCAAAGAGCTTTATCAGAAACTTTGTTAAAAGATGTTCTACAACTTTGTTTCACTAATGGTGGTGAACCATCATTAGCTATTTGTGGCCCACATAACAAACAAGTTATCTCTGGTTTCACAGGTAGAACTCAAGCAAGACAAATGATCGATGCAAACACAGTTGAAGCATCAGTATCTATCTACTCATCTGACTTTGGTGAACTGAAAATCGTTCCATCAAACAGATCAAGAGAAAGATCTTTACTGTTGGTTGATCCTGAGTATGCAAAAGTATCTTACTTGCGTGATTTCAAAACAGTTGACATTGCTACAATAGGCGATGCTATGACAAAAATGATTATTGTGGAGTATGGATTGGAAGTATCCAACGAAGCTGCTCATGGTGTTGTTGCTGACCTTAATGTAAGTTAAGTTCTCGGTTAAGAACCTTAAAGGGATGTTTCGGCATCCCTTTTTTTTGTGGTAAAATTCTTGCATGGCTAAAAGAACTGTTATAGATCATAAGACTGGTTTTACTAACGAGTTTATTACTGAAAGCGGTAAAGATATATTTCATACCACCCAAGATGTAAGTCCAGTAATCGAACATTGTAAAAACATTGCAGAGAATGTTAAGCCAGGTAAAGATCTTCGCCATGTGGCAGAAGTGCCATTGGTTGTATATCAAAGAGCTTGTCGAGAAGGCTGGGCGAATGATATGAACGCATGGAAAAGATGGTTAAATAACTCAGAAAATAAAGTCTTTAGGACATGGCAGGGTAAACTATGACATACGCAGAATTAAAATCTAATATCGCAAGTTACTTAAATCGTTCAGATTTAACAGATGTAATTGATTCATTTATAGATAGCACAGAATCAGAATTTAACCGCAGATTAAGAGTTAAAGGCATGATTAAAAGAGCCACTGCAACATTAGATTCACAATACATATCAGTACCAACTGATTGGTTAGAGGCTATAAACATACAAATTGATAGCGGTGACTTTTCACCTTTGTTTCAACAATCCATAGAATCATTGGATGTATACAGAAAGTCTAATGACAATGTAACAGGCCAACCTATTTACTTTGCATTGGTAGATGATTCAATTGAATTTGCACCTACCCCAGATGGAAGTTATACAGTACAATTAACCTACTACGGAAAGATAGATGCTTTAAGCGATTCTAATACGAGTAACTTTTTATCCACAGGATATCCAGATGCTTACCTTTACGGATCACTAAAACACGCTTCTATCTATTTAATGGAAGATGAACGAGTGCCACTATTTACAGCACAGTTCGAGAAGGCTTTAGAAGAAATGAGACTAGAGCAAGAAAAAGCTGAGTTTGCAAAAGGTTCTTTAATGCAAAGAAGAAGAACATATGGCAAACGCAGAAAAGACATTTATTATTTTGGTAATAACTAGGAGTATAGAAAATGGCTGGATTTAGTGATTATTTAGAAGACAAGGTACTTGACCATGTATTTGGCGGTACTGCTTATACAGCACCTGCAACTTTGTATGTTGCTTTGTATACAGTAGCACCTGACGATACTGGTGGTGGTACTGAAGTAACAGGTGGTTCTTATGTAAGACAAACTGGAACTTTTACTGTCTCAGGCACATCCCCCACAACAGCAACAAACTCTGCTGCAATCGAATACCCAACAGCTACAGCCGATTACGGAACAGTGGTTGCAGTTGGTATTTTAGATGCTTCATCTAGTGGTAACTTACTTGCATATGCAGATTTAACTACCTCAAAAACTGTATCAACAGGAGATGTATTCAGATTTGACGCTGGTGATTTAGACATCACATTAGCTTAATACCATGGCCTCAGTAGGCTACGGGTTATACACATACGGGAAGTCCGACTATGGAACTCCCGTTTATCATTTTGGTGTAGCTACATCCGCCCAAACATCAGGCTTTACTGCTGAATCATCAGTTATACGCTATGGTGTGGCTACCATACCAGGTGTATCTGACTTTGATTCAGTCGGTACAATTATTAAATTAGGGTCATCCACCCTTGCACAAACTTCAAACTTTACTGGTGATGGCGTAGTCCTCAAGTTTGGTGCATCAGTTATATCAGCAGTTTCAGGCGGTTCAGCTACAGGTCGACAAATAGATCGTGGATCAGCGACTATAGCTGAGACATCTGGAATGTCTGCAACAGGTAGACAAATAGACAGAGGTGTTGCGACCATTGCTGCAGTATCAGACTTTAGTGCAGTAGGTACGCAAATTGATAGGGGTGTTGCAACCATAGCCTCAACCAGTGATATGACATCTGCTGGGGTCTTAATTAAATTAGGATCTTCCACATTACCAGAAACATCTGGTATGACGGCCACAGGCAGACAAATAGATCGTGGTGTTTCTTCTATAGCAGCTATCTCTGATATGACTGCTACAGGTCGATTCACCATCAGTGCAAATGCAACTTTACCAGCAGTTTCAGATTTTGTAGCGACTGGTAGACAAATTGATCGTGGTTCAGCAACCATTCAACAAACAAGTGGTTTTTCTGCTGTTGGTGGTTTAAAATGGAATGACATTATAGTTCCAGCAGAGACATGGACAGATCAAACTGCACCTAGCGGTACATGGACAGAAGAATCTGTACCACCTTCAGACTGGACAACATTAGGCAAACAAGACGCAGCTTAAAGGAATTTTTTTATGGCAGATACATTTACTACTAATTTAAACCTTACCAAACCAGAGGTTGGTGCATCCACCGATACCTGGGGAACTAAGTTAAACAATGACTTAGATGACCTAGATGCAATCTTTAGTGCTACTGGTACATCGGTAGCAATTAACTTAGACGGAGCAGTCATTGATAGCTCTGTCATTGGTGGTACAACTCCAGCAGCAGGTACATTTACTACTTTAACTGCTAACACTTCGATCACAGGCACACTTGCCACAGCAGCACAACCTAATATTACAAGCGTTGGTACGCTGACAGCACTTACAGGTGGTACAGGTGATTTAAATTGGGATAGCGGAACTTTATTTGTAGATTCTTCAGCTAATTCTGTTGGAATTGGTACGACTAGTCCACCTCACAAATTATCAGTATTTGGAACTGGTGCAGGTAATGCTACAGTTCAAATTGAAGGAGAAGGTGGAGCAGACCCTTACATTAATTTCTTAGCAAACAACACACAACATTGGTCTGTAGGTATTGATGATAGTGATAGTGATAAGTTTAAAATTTCTGAACATTCAGGGTTGGGGACTAATGATTATCTTGTTGTAGATACTTCAGGCAACGTTGGAATTGGTACGAGTTCGCCAAACAAGCTGCTGCACCTAAAGGCTAACACTCCTGTTATCAACCTTCACTCTGACAACGCTTCTTCAGCACAAATATCATTCACAAACAGTGGTGGCGTTTCTGAGCAAGGATTTATTAAGTATGAGCATGACGGGGACTTTAGCGGAAATATGCAATTTCGTGTTGCAGGTTCAGAAAAAATGCGACTGGATAGCTCGGGCAGCTTGTTGGTGGGTACTACTACTGCTGGTGTTGCATCCTCTAGTTCTGTTGAAGGTATTCAGATTGCTCCTACCACTTTATCCGTTGCAAGAAGTGGTGGGCAAGTTGCTTTTTTTAATAGACAAACAAACGATGGTGCTATTGTAGACTTCCGCAAAGACGGCACAACAGTTGGAAGTATTTCAGTTACAGCATCAGCAACAGCATACAACACCTCATCAGACTACAGATTAAAAGAAAATGTAGATTATGACTTTAATGCTCTTGATAGAGTTGCACAATTAAAACCAGCTAGATTTAATTTTATAGCTGATGCAAATACAACAGTTGATGGTTTCCTAGCACACGAAGTACAAGACATAGTTCCAGAAGCTATCAGTGGTGTTAAGGATGAAATGAAGGAAGAAGAATACGAGGTAACTCCTGCTGTACTAGATGAAGATGGAAATGTAGTAACTGAAGCAGTTATGGGAACAAGAGAAGTGCCTGAATATCAAGGCATAGACCAATCTAAACTTGTACCACTTTTAACTAAAGCACTGCAAGAACAACAAGCATTAATAGAGTCTTTAGAAGCTCGTATAACAGCCTTAGAAAGTTAATAACCAAAGAGGAAAATAAAAATGGCAATATCTTATGAATGGAATGTAAACACAGTAGATGTATACCCTACTGACGAAGGACACAGCGATGTGATTTATTTGGTACACTGGCGATTAAACGCCACTGATACTGAGGTAGACGCAGAGGGCAATCCCTACACAGCATCTGTTTATGGTACTCAAGTATTAGACACATCTGATTTATCAAACTTTACAGACTTTGACAGCGTGACAAGTTCACAAGTTCAAGGTTGGGTCGAAGGTGCAATGGGTGAAGAAGAGGTGCAATCTTTAAAAGATAGCCTTGATGCAAATATTGCAGGGCAAATCAACCCAACATCTGTAACAAAAAAATTATCAGCATAAGTGAATGGCATTATTCCCAATTACTCCACCCGCAGGCATAGTCAAGAACGGAACTGATTATGGCAACAAAGGTCGTTGGGTTGACGGGAATTTAGTTCGCTTTGAAAATGGCTACCTAAAACCTATAGGTGGCTGGACAAAACTTAGAGCTACAGCACTAGATGGCGCACCCATTGGGATGTACGCCTATAACGATAACTTGGGCCAACCAGTATTAGCAGTTGGTACAAGAGAAAAGGTTTATGTTTTATACGACAACACCTGGACTGATATCACACCAGTAGGCTTTGTTAATGATGCAACGAATGACCCTCTTGGTTTTGGTGCATACCATTACAATGTCGAAGATTATGGTGATGCTCGTTCACAATCAGGTTTACCTTTAGATACAGGTCATTTTTCTTTTGACAACTGGGGTGAACATTTAAACTTCTGTTTTTCTGGCGATGGTAAGATTTACCAATGGCGACCAGATTCGGCAGGTGGATCACCCGATACCATAGCCACAGTCGTATCTAACGCACCCACAGGATGTCAAGCCATTATTGTAACCAACGAAAGACATTTGGTTGCCATAGGTTCAGGCGGAGATCCAAGAAGGATTCAATGGTCAAACAGAGAAGATAATACCAACTGGACATCTAAAGCTACTAACACCGCAGGTGATTTACAAATCCCTACAGGTGGTAGAGCTGTCATAGCAGCATCATTTGGTAATGACATTATTATCTTTAGTGATACAGGTATCAGCAGAATGTTCTATGCAGGATCACCCTTTGTTTATGGTATTGCTGATGCTGGAACTAACTGTAAAGCAGTCAGCAGAAGATCCATTGTTTCTACTGGTAACTTCCTAGCATGGATGGGTGAAAACTCTTTCTTTGTTTACGATGGTACTGTTAGAGAAATACCATGCGAAGTGCATGATTATGTTTACGATCAACTTAATGTACCAGGTAGAAAGGCTTGTTGGGGCGGACACAACTCTAACTTCAATGAAATATGGTGGGGATTCCCAAGCGGTGAATCACAATACGCACCAAACAAATATGTGATTTGGAACTATGGTGAAAATGTTTGGTCTATTGGTGAACTAGACAGAGGTTGTTGGGTTGACCAAGGTGTCTTTGATTATCCAACTTCAGCAGATAACGCTGGGTTTGTGTATCAGCACGAATCAACTGTATTAGGTAACTCACCTAACTTAGGCTCTGCTGTTCCATATGCGACCTCTGGGCCTATTGAAATAGGCAATGGTGACAATTATGTCCAATGCAATCAAATCATTCCAGACGAAGAGGCTAACACGCTTCCAGGTGTCACCCTTAGTTTCAAAGGTAAATTTACTCCACTCGGTGCAGAAACCGACTTTGGCAGTTTTACTTTTGAAAGTGATGGTTATACCGATGCAAGGTTTACTGCACGACAAGTACAAATGACAGTCACAGGCAGTACCACACAAGACTTTCAAGTAGGAAAAATTAGATTAAACATTAGACCAAGGGGTAAAAGATAATGGATTTATCCTCACAAAGACAGTACATACAAAGAGCGGAAACAGCGCATGAAATACTTACCACTACAGATTTAACAACATTATATACATCCCCAAGCGGTGATGATTTCACTTTTGCAATCATTGAATCTATTTT